ATTAAAGTATCAAGTTAATGATCCGCAATTTGCTTTAGCAAGTTTACCGCCAACAGATATTGTGTATGCCAATGAAGTTTGGGTATACAATACTAAGACTAGAAAGATTGGCGTATATCATGCTAAAACTGTAGATCCTAGAAACATGCAAAGACCAGGTACTGGTATTATGGTAAAAGGTACTACACTACAAGAATTTAATGAAGATTCAAGTTTACAAAAAACACTCAGGAAACCAGCAGAGATGCTTAAACTATTTGAAGCAGGAAAACAGAAATGTAAAAAATCGTTTGAGGAATTAACCACAACTTCTACTAAAATGAACGGTAGATTCAACGAGCATACTATTATACTTAAGACTTTTTGATAAATAGTTAATATGAGTGCAACTGAAACCCCAAGAGATAAATTAATCAATGAACTAAAACTCCGTTTAGGTGACGGCATGGTTGACGTGGAGTTAGATCCAGAACATTATAACCTTGCTATAGATAGAGCAATACAAACACTTCGCAGTAGAAGTGATGCCGCAGTAGAAGAGAGTTATACGTTTCTACTAACCCAAGTGGATACACAAGAATATACATTACCTAGCGAGATATTAAATATTAGGCGTATATATAGACGCGGTGTTGGAGGCGGAAATATAGGAACAGGTACAAACTTTGATCCTTTCGATGTTGCTTTCCAAAACACTTATTTGATTAATGCTGGTGTTGTAGGTGGATTAGCAAACTATGACGCATTTACACAATATAAAGAAACACTCAATAGAATATTTGGTGGCGAATACGATTTTACATTTAACTCTAACACCAAAGTATTAAAAATTCTAAGAAAAATATCCGTAGCAGAAGATATAATGATGCAAGTATCAAACTTAGTCCCCGAACAAAGTTTATTACAAAACGATTATACTAGACCATGGATGGCAGACTGGGCCTTAGCAGAATCAAAAATGATGCTAGGCGAAGCAAGAAGTAAATATTCTTCAGGGTTGCCAGGACCAGGCGGTGCTGTACAGTTAAACGGCGAGGCATTAAAGCAAGAGGCCGCTTCTGATAAAGAAAGATTATTACAATCAATAATTAATATGGAAGAAGGTAATAGAAACTACGGCTTTATAATAGGATAAATGAACACAATAGGAATTTTAGGTAATATCGGTTCGGGCAAGAACACAGTAGCACAGTATCTAGCAACCAAAGGCTGTATTCCAACATCATTCGCGGGACCAATTAAAGACTTATGTACAAGTGTATTTGGTTGGGATAGAGAAATGCTTGAGGGCGAAACAGACGAAAGCAGAGAATTCAGAGAAGGTATAGATCTATACTGGAGCAAAAAACTAGGCATACCCAACTTTACTCCTAGATCAGCATTGCAATTAATAGGCACAGACGTTATGCGTGACCATTTTAATCCAGATATTTGGCTAAACAGCCTGGAATACAGAGTAAAAAAATTACATAACCAAAACGAATGTGTTGTAATTAGTGACTGTAGGTTTAGAAACGAACTGGAACTTATTAAGCGAATGGGCGGTACAACAATTCTTATACAACGTGACGATAAACCAGAATGGTATAATATTGCGTCCCAGGCCAATGCCGGCGATGCCGTAGCAAGGCACATAATGAATAGAGATTTCAAACACGTTCACGCCAGTGAATGGGATTGGATTGGTGCTGATATTGACTTTACTGTTACTAACGACGGTACACTTGAAGAATTATATATTCAAGTTGACGAAATCCTTGAAAAACTTCCACAAAAACCACAAATATTTAACGATAACGGACTTGAGATAGTCTGAGGTATATTTATCTTTTTCGTCTAATTTTACAGATTTGACATTTCTATAATACCGCAAATAAGCATTTTTTTAATAAATACATGTAACCAATTAAGGTATAATAGGAGAATATTATGGCAACATTAGTATCACCTGGTGTAGATATAACAGTATCAGACGAAAGTTTTTACAGTCCGGGAGGACCTGGTACAGTACCTTTGATTATAATTGCGACTCATCAAGATAAACTTAATCCTGATGGAAGCGGCATTGCTGGTTTTACTAAAGTAGCGGAAGCAAACTCAGTAAAATTAATTACAAGTCAAAGAGAACTTTTACAACAGTACGGAAACCCAACTTTTTATAGTTCGGGCGGAACACCTTCACATGGTAATGAACTTAATGAGTATGGATTATTAGCGGCTCATAGTTTCTTAGGATTGGCTTCAAGAGCATACGTTCTTAGAGCAAATGTTGATCTTAATGGACTTAAACCACTAACAAGTGCTCCATCAACTGCTCCAGCAGACGGAACAGTTTGGTTGGATAGTTCAGCAACCAAATGGGGTATTTTCAAATACAACACAACAACTTCAAAATATGAAGAATTCACATCACCATACATTTTTAAGAAAGAAGATGTATCGGGCGGTGGAGCACCTAAAAATTCAGTCGGCAAAGACGGCGACATAGCAGTTTTAGGTGTTGATAGCAGTGGCAATGCCATTGCAAACATAACATACTACTACAAGTATTCAAGTGTATGGTATGACATGACTACAAATGCTACAAGTTTCACAGACGTGGTTAATACAGACTTCCAAGTTTGTACTCACTTAAACAGACCTGTTGTACAGGCTGACAGTGGCGCATTAGCAAATGGCGATTTGATTATTCAAACAACATCATTAGCAAGTGGTCTAAAATATGGCGTTAAAACATATAACTCATCAACAAAATCTTGGGTTAGCAGTTCAGCAAGTGCTTATGCTAACACATCAGCGGCATATACAGCCATTAGCAGTCCATCTGCTGGTGACTTATTTGTAGAATTTGATCCAGATAACGATGATGCTTATGTTAACGGCAAATTCAATATTAAAAGACATAACGGTGCCACAAGCCTACAAGTTCAAAGTAGTGCGGCTCAAAGTAATGTCGATGTTTCACCACATAGTGGTCTAGTAAGTTTAGTGTTAAACCTAAACCATGGAGCAAATGTAAATGTAACATTCACAACTGAAACAGATAACGGTAAAGCAAGTGTCGATGATTTAGTTAAAGACATTAATGCGGCACTAAGTTCCGCAGGTGCTACAACTGTTACTGCTTCAAATGTAAGTAATAAATTAACAATCACTGACACAGCAGGTAAAGATATTAGAGTTAGAGCAGGTACAGTTAGTGGATATGGTCCAAGTAATGTAAACATTACAGCAGGAACATATAGTAACTGGAAACCAGTACAATCTGTATCAGCAGTTAATTATAGTTTTGGTACTACAGCACCAGTTGGCGAGTTAACAGACGGAACACTATGGTATGACGATAGTGCTACTGTCAACTTATGGTACAACAAAAATGTTGCTGGAACTCAAACTTGGACATTATACTCAGCAGACTATGATGTAAATGTTGCCGCTAGTGAACCAACTATGCAAAGCGATGGTGGTTCTTTAGTAGACGGCGATGTTTGGGTAGATTCAGATGATTTAGAAAACTATCCAAAAATTTATAAAAGAAGATCAAGTGCATGGGAACTAGTCGACAATGGCGACCAAGTAACAAGCGACGGAGTTATCTTTAAAGATCTAGGCCCAAGTACAGCAACAACTGAAGCAGGTCTAGACACAGACGCACCAGCGGCGGCAACTGTACCAAATAACATTCTAGCATGGAACAAACGTGGATCAGGCAAAAATGTTAAGCAGTATAAAATAAACTATACAACTAGTGGTGTCAATCACGGTAATGTATGGGTTGACCATTCCGGTAACAAAGTAGACGGAACTCCATATATGGGCAGAAAGGCTCAGAGAAAAGTGGTAGTTAGAGGTTTACAATCTGCTATAGCAAGTAATGAAGATATTAGAAGTGAAGTAAACTTCTTTAACTTAATTTCTTCACCAGGCTATCCAGAGTTAATGGACGAAATGGTTACTTTGAACACTGATAAAAAAGAAGTAGCATTTATTGTAGGTGACGCACCATTAAGACTTAAATCAGACGCAACATCGTTGAACGCATGGTCTAAGAATTCAAGCAATGCTAGTGAAAACGGCGAAGATGGATTAATTACATCTAGTCCGTATGTATCAGTACACTATCCAGCAGGATTAACTACTAACCTTGACGGTACTAACGTTATGGTACCACCTAGTCATATTGCTTTAAGAACTATGGCATTCAATGACAACGTGGCTTATCAGTGGTTTGCTCCAGCAGGATATCAAAGAGGTCTTGTACAAAATGCTACAAGTGTTGGTTATTTAGATAATACATCTAATGAGTTCCAGCCAGTATCACTTAATGAAGGACAAAGAGATGCTCTTTACTCCAATAAAATTAACCCAATAGCAAACTTCCCAGGAAGAGGCTTAGTGGTATTTGGACAAAAGACATTGAATCCATCAGCAAGTGCGTTGGACAGAATCAACGTAGCAAGATTGATTAACTACATTAGATATCAATTAGATATCGCAGTTAAGCCTTTCTTATTTGAACCAAATGACGGTATTACAAGAAGTGGTGTTAAGAGAGTTGCTGACTCATTGTTGTCAGAACTTGTAACATTAAGAGGTTTATTTGACTTCATTAGTGTTTGTGACACAACTAATAACACACCGGCTAGAATTGACAGAAATGAATTATATCTTGATATAGCAATACAACCAACTAAAGCAGTTGAGTTTATTTATATTCCGATCAGAATTCAGTCAACACTTGGTCAAACAGGCTCTAGTTAAACCTTAATTTAACTATTATAAAGGGCGGATTTAACCGCCCTTTATTTTTGGCAGTAAAATGATAAATAAACGTATAGATTGAGTAATACTTAATTAGGAGTAATAGAAATGGCAGTAACAAAAGATAAATTTGGTGTACCAATAGAAGGCGCTCGTCTTGGTATTCTACAACCTAAACTTAAATATAGATTCCGTGTAATCTTAACAGGTTTTGGTGCTGGTGGAAGAACAGACGAACTAACTCAAAATGTAGTGAGTGTAACTAGACCTACTTTTTCAATGGAAGAAGTTGTAGTTCACAGTTATAACTCAAGAGCCTACATTGCTGGTAAACATGAATGGAACGCAATAAGTCTAAGCCTACGTGATGATATTACTAATAGTGTTGCCGCATTAGTCGGCCAACAGATCCAAAGACAGTTCAACCATTTTGAACAGACTACAGCAGTAAGTGGCGGGGACTATAAGTTCGACGCACTTATTCAAGTTTTAGATGGTACAAACGCCGAACCTACTGAACAGTGGGAATTAGAAGGGTGTATGTTAGCAGAAGTAAACTACAGCGATCATTCATATGATCAAAGTGATATTGTAAATATTGATTTACAAGTAAGATACGATAATGCTGTACATGTTGCGGGTCCAAACACATTAGGTGGTAAAGTAGCGGCAGGTGATCCATTCCCACTAATTTCACCGCTTGGTTCTACCACATCTACTCAGGTATAATCCTAAGTAATTAGGAAAGACCATGGGGAGATTCTGGAAAGAAGTCATAGGTGGACAAGTTCAAACGGGCGTATATCAAGCCGGTCCTAGACATGCTAGTAAACAGTATGGTAGTTTTAAGACCGGTAGACCGCCTCGTTTGCCTTTTCAGTTTGTCGTATATTTTGAGGTAAATCCACAAGTATATGCTTTTGTCAATGGTGAAAACGAAAGTCAGCAGTTTCTTAATAATAATGATTTTTATAAATATTCATCTTTAGTCAGAGCAGTAGATATACCAAGTGTTGATTTCACTGTTGAAAAGAAAAACCAATACAACAAACTTAAACCAATTATAACAACAAAAGATTTTAAACCTTTCACTTTAACTGTATATGACGACATAGAAAGTCGGTGGTATGCGTTATGGCAAAACTTCTACAATTATCATTTTATGGACGGCAGATTTGATGTAGGGGACCAAGTTAAAGGAGTAAGAGCAAAAGAGGCAGAGAAAGATGATAAAGGCAATGATATAGCAGGAACAGCCGTTAAGGCAGTTAAAGCCAAAGGCAATGATATAGCCAATAGAAATAATAATAATCAAGGCATTGATTTAATTGCTAATAACTATACTATTAATACGGATGGGTCGCCCTTTAATTCAGATCGGAACGGTATGGACATACATGGCATTAATAGAAAAAACTTCTTTGATGCTATACACGTTTTTCAAATACATGCTGATACAGTAACAAGAACTACAGCAATTAATCCAATACTTACTTCGGCACAAGTAACACAACTAGACTATGCTAGTACAGGTGTGCCAAGCGAAATAACATTTAATATTGAATACGAAAAATTAGCATACGGTCCTATATTAAATTATAATTATGGAGAAGACGATATCCTAAAAGAATTAATTGAAGATGTAACTAAAGCACCTGTATTTGACGCATCACAGGATAAATTAAAAGGTATAGTAAAAGGTTTACTTGGCTTAGAATCACGTAACAGTACCAGACAGCAAGTAGTAATGCACGATGCGGAAAGAGATTTAGAGATATCACAAGTACCAGCAATTCTCTCTTCTGGAGGAGGCACAACGCAAGGTGGTTTTTTCTCTAACCTAATTGGCAACGCAATAGATAAAAAATTAAACGAAGCAACAGCAGGATTGTTTAAGAAACAAAACAAAAACATCAATAAGTTGAATTTCTAGTCATGAGTAAAATATACAAAAATTTTGGAGTTCCTACAACACAAACAGAAAATAATGGAAAGTTTGTTGACACTTCTGTGACTGGGGAAAAAATTAATATTAGTGATCTAGATATAGATATTATAAACAGAAATACTGGCAGTAAACCAGATACAATATTTGGTGGTAATACGCCATTAAGAGAAAAAGTATTTAGCGATTTTAGAAGTAGCGGATATACAGTAAAACTCAGTAACTTTTATGCTGATACATTTTTTGACTTATCCAAGCAACATAATAGATTGCCTACGTCGTATTATACTATATTAACAGAAAAAGAAAATACATTCGAGTATCAGATTAATAACGAGTTTGTAACTAAAGAAACATATGAGGCAGACGCAGGCAACGAGTTTGATCCAAGTGATAGTTACAGAAAAGTCAAGAATATAATTTCTATAGATACACAAAAGATTAAACTTAATCCAGAAACATTAGAAATTATTAATAACACTCTACCTAAAGCAGTAGCATTTAAAGTCGAAAAAATCAGAAGCAAAAATAAATTTATTGATCCTCTCATAAGGAGTTGATAATGTCAAAATTTCTTAAAGGAACATTTCTCCCTGAAAATACGCAAAAGTATGTAGGTGCTAAAAGACCCTATTACCGTAGTAGTTGGGAATTAGCATTTATGAAAATGTGCGACAATCATCCAAACATCACACAATGGGCAAGTGAGAATATTAAGATACCTTACAGGCATCCGGTATCAGGTAAGCACACAGTTTATGTACCTGACTTTACAGTTCTGTATACAGATAAGACCGGCAAACGACACATGGAAGTGATTGAGATAAAACCTGGTAGTCAAACAACTATGGAACAAGCAAGAGGACAAGCAGAGAAAGTTCAAGTAATGATAAACATGGCCAAGTGGACAGCGGCAAACGAATGGTGTCAACGTAAAGGCATACGTTTTAGAGTGTTAAACGAGAATCACATATACGCCAATACTAAGAAACGTAAAGGTAAGTAAGTGTATGACTCGAAAACTAGAACAAGAATTTAATCTTCCAAGTATGGATGAATTAAAAGAACTATCTCAGCAAGAGGTAGTTGAAGTTGGTATAGAACCTGCTACAGCACCATCAGAAGTAGCAGTTACAACAGCACTAACTAACGCAGAAAAAATTGATTCAGCATTACCACAGGTAAAAGATGTTGTTAAGCACGACGGCGATATGGAAAACATAGCAGACAGAGCCTTAAATAGTTACGAAGAGTTAATGAGTTTAGGTATGAATGTACAAGACGCACATGCTGGTAGAATATTTGAAACAGCAGGAAAAATGCTACAAATAGCAATGGATAGCAAAAATGCCAAAGTAGATAAAAAATTGCGTATGATAGATTTACAACTTAAAAAATTGCGTATAGACGCAATGGACGGTGGTTCAACAAGTTCTGATGAGTCTAGTGCTGTAATGGATAGAAATCAATTACTCCAATTTTTAAACAAGAAAGATAAATAAGTACGTTAGGAGATTATATAATATGGCTAAAACATTTAAAGAATATATTGCTGAAAGTTTTTCAAAATCATTCAGTTACAGAATCAAACTTGCTGGAGACTATGGATCTCAAGACGCATCATTTATTGAAAACGTGCTTGGTAAGTACGGTGTTCAAAGTGTAAGTTCATTCAAAAGAACTCCTATTCAGGAAGAGCCATTAGATTTTAAAAATAAAGGCGTCCAAGGACCAACAGAAGTAAGCAGTTGTGATGTTACATTACAATACCCAATTAACGAAAGACTTTTAGAAGTATGGGTAGCAGTACACTTAGGCATT